CAGTAGAGACGACAAGCTAGCTCAAATATTTAGAACAATTTTCCCCGGTGATGACATAGATGATGTTATTAGACAGCTAGACTTAGCAGAGTCTGCTATAGACACCAAGTCTAGAGTTCTCTCTGGATCACAAACTGCATTTACACAAGATGCTGTAAAAAGATCAGGGTCAAAACCAGTGATATCTTCTGCAATAGAAGTTGCCATGAATTTAGCCAATCCTTTTGCTTGGACTAGGCTTATAAAAAATTTACTAACTAAGGAAGTTTCTGACAAATTAACTCCTGCTCAGCTAGAAGAAGCGACAGCACTACTTATGAAAGACAACCCGGAGTCTATAAAGTCTATTTTAGATAATGCCGCTGATATGGAATCTTTTATTAAAAGATCTTCTGAAACATTATCTAAATGGCAATCTACTCTCGGAACAGCTGGAGTTGTCGGGGTAAGTTCTGCAAAAGACCAATACATTCCTTTCTCGCTAGATTTTATGGCAGTTAATGCAGGAACTCTTAGTGAGGAAGATTTAAAAAGAGGGGATGTTAATCTTAGCACATACCCTGACATTGTTCGAAGTGGTGAAATGAGTCCTGAAGAATGGAACGCAAGCATTGAAGCAGAAAATCCTGAAACTGGATTGCCTGAAGAAGATATAGGAGCTTTAAGCAGTATAATTACAAACATAAAACCAAATGCAAGAAAGAAGATTTTAGATGCGGCTAGGCTCAGCTAAATATTTAATAATATTAACCCTCCTTTTGTCGGGATGCACAGGCTTTACAGCGAATTGCCCTTTGAAGTTAGGAGAGCCTTTCTGTACTTGGAGTAAGAAATGAAAAACAAATGGATATGGATAGGGTTGGGAATAGCTATATTTATTGCTGTAATTTTCTACGGTGTAGATAGAGCGATGTGTACTCCTCCCTGTATTTAAATGAGCAAACAACTTACAGCTCAACAGAAGTCCACGCTGACTTGGAGGTGGACTGCACTTATATTCTACCTATTAATTTGCTTCTATGACTTCTTGTTCTGCCCAGTTTGGTGGGGTCTGAACCGACCAGACATCTCTCAATTTATGGATATTATTAACGCTACGTCAGAGCCAATGGTTCAAATGGAACTGATGAAAAAGCTAACCGGACAGCACGAACCTTTTACGCTTTTAGGAGGTGGGTTGTTTCATCTGGCATTTGGTGCTATACTTACAGGATCAGCGTTTGCTAATAAGGAGTAATATGAAAAAATCTTTATTATATCTAACTTGGGTATTCTTAGCTTTATTGTTTTTAATTGTTTTGGTGCCGATGGTTTACGCAGACACAACACCTTGCGACAGTTCAACTAACAGCAATTGTATAGAAACCAATAGCAATACAAATTCAACAACGAACTCTAAAATAGACAGCACGACTACTGTTAAGTCTCCTCCACCCTCGGCTATGGCTCCGAGCATCAACTCTTCTAATAGTGACACTTGTCATGTTTCTGTAGCAGGAGCTGTACAGACACAGATCCTTGGTATCAGTGCTGGCAAGACAGTGCGAGACTTAAACTGTGAAAGGCTGAAGAATGCTAAGGTGATGTATGACATGGGACTTAAAGTTGCAGCTGTAGCTGTTATGTGCGAAGACAAAAGAGTCTGGACTGCTATGAAAGACTCTGGCACACCTTGCCCAATAAACGGGCTTGTGGGGCAAGCAGCTATAACTGAATGGGAAAATAACCCACACTTGGTTCCTGGATACGTTGCAGGGAAAAAGGAGGAATGGGATGAAGATGATAAGAACACTGCCAAGGGTGCTGCTGGCATTGGTGGTCTTTTCTTGGCCTTGTTATTCTTACTCTGAGAATGTTTATGGTAATACCGAAAACGCGGCTTCTAAGGCTCACACATGGGTAATGAATAATCTATTACCAAGCCAAACTGGTCTAACAATAGAAGGTGTGTTTCACCGTTACACAATAACTAAAGACCCAACAACCAATTCAATCGTCTCTATAACCAATAAAAAGATAGGCAGTGACGAGTACATTTATGAATATGTAGACGATTGGAATAAAATTCCCGGAGGCACTAAAGTAACTTATGACGCAGTGCCTTCTAAGCTGGGTAATTTGTTTGGTGATGGTGAGATAAAGGTAACAGGAGATGGGTCACTATCAGACGTTACAATCCTCTATCACTATAAGTTTGATCCATGCCATACACCACTCAGCGACCCAACATGCCCAGACTTTAAAGATGCACTTTACCAATATTTATTAGACAATAACCTGTTGGACTCACCTAATGTTGATGATCCTTTTTACGACCAGTGGGTACAGATCCAACTTGATGAACAGGCAGAGGCAGAAGAACAAAAGGCTTTAGAAACAAAAGAAGAAGAAGAAAGTGAAGAGCTAAGTGTAGAAGAAATACTTTCCGTGGCAGGTGCAGCTGAAGAAATTGCAGACCCTCTTCAGCAAATGGAAATGATGGCTCAAATTGCTGCGATTGGAAAGCTGGAATCATATTACAATATCACTATGGATGGTGGTGTATATAAAGACACTTTAAAAATAGATGGTGGTGATATAAAAGATAATTTAAGAGGATTAAGAAACTTAGCACAAGATAGTGTGCACAGAAGCATAGTTCGCTCTCAATATGGCGACTAAACAATGGAGAAAACATGATTAAAAAATTAACATCTTTAATATTTTTGCTTTCAGCTACTTGTGCTTGGGCAGTAAATTCACCGATTAATGGTTTGGTGCAAGCCAACTGTTCAATATACACTACTACACCGGGTGAGTACGGAAACCCCTCGCCTTGGAAGTTGTCTACAACCGCTGCCGACGGTGGTGTAGAGGCAATCATCAGGGTAGATATCGCTGCAGCTGACTACTACAAGACGAAGTTTACTCACCCTAATAGCTTCAGCTCATCACCGACATTAACAGACGGTGTAGCGTGGACAGGAAGCACAACAGTAAGTTCGCACTCTGTTACTGGGATGTCAGCCTATGAAGCCGCCAAAGTTGTTGTTTCTAACACCACAACGTACAATATGACGTTGGCTGGTTCTACTTGGTTTAAGGTGGCGTCAACTGCTTCTTATGGTTCAGCGGACAATACTGCACTTCCTGCTGGTAACTACACTGCCATGATTGTAGCGGAATGTATCGCAAAATAGTTTTAATTTTTATGTTGCTGGGCTTTCAGGCTCAAGCTCATGAGATGACACCTGCATATCCTAAGTTTAAGCTGTCATATATTGAAGGCGTGTCGGTTACAAAGATGTCTCTTTTTAACAGGCGAAGTGAAATTTCTTATTTTGAGATTGGTGTGTTTACTGCGGATTGGAAACAAATTCCATTTGCATCAACCTCAAAACTTATAAAGGTGCGTTACACTAAACGATATCCGTTTGAGGTGTATGTGCGAAATGAAGACTTAGACAGGGTACAGTATATCTGTACAATTTCAAAAATACTCAAGGGAGAGGAACAAATTAGTCAAATAGCGTCGAGGATTTGTTCCAAAGTAAATTAAATGAGAATATGGTTTCTAGTATTATTAATGGTTGCAAAGTCTGCTTTTGCAGACTCGACATCAAACTCATTGAGTTTGTCGTTGCCCAACAGTGGTACAAACTACCAATCAGACTCTTTTAGATCAGGAGACCTAGATTGCAGTAATGCCATTGGATCTGCCACAAATATTGAATTTGGCCTTACAAGTATTATTCAAGGTGGTACAATAGAAAACAGTGGAAAGACTGGAGATATTGGCATTTACAGCAAAATTACGATACCGTTAGGCAAAAGAGCCAAGTCTAGGATAGATTGCAACAGGCTTTATGAACTAGAGCTACAGAAGAAGCAGTTGGAAGTAATGAAGTTAAAACAAGAAATTAATAAGTTACGAGAACTTGCATTCGAGTAAGGATAGGAAAATGGCAGAGGTAGAAATTGGTGGTGCGACAATAAAAGGAGGCAAGCTTATGCTTATAATTCCTCTCTTAGGAACGCTAGGTGGAGGAGCTTGGGCAGGCTTTGAGATTTATAAAGACTACATGGATATGAAAGAAATTGTCCAGGAAATAGACATCGATGCAATTAAAGCTGAAAATGAATTAGTCCTTACTAAACTGGAAGATGCTATTGTTTACACGAGAGACATTAAAAACAACCTTAGAGATGATCTTTTTAAATTAGAAGGATACATTGATAAGTTAGAGAAGAAAATTGAAACATCTTCAGAGCGTATAAAAGCCACGCAAAGCTCTATCGACTTAGTTCTAGAAGACGTTCTTAACCAGATGAATGAACTGCAGAAAGACGTAACATCTGCAATAAGAGAAGTTGAAACTTTAAATAGAGAAACAGAAAAAGACGTTCGCGACACAATGCGTGAAGTAGAAAATAGAATAGAAGAAGACATGACTAAGCTCGAAGATAAATTAAACGAAAGATTGCAAGAAGCTCTTGACAATCCATTAGCAGATTAGGAAAGTAAATGATTTTATTATTGAACTTATTATTGGTATTAGCTGCTTTAGATGCAACCGGGGTTATTTAGGAAGCTATTATGTTGGCTAGTTCGTCCCAGTCTTCTTTAGACAAATTGCCTTTTTTAGACCAAGACAACATACTTAAAAAACTTTTAATAGAGGGTCTGTTGTAAAGCTCTTCAGATTTTTTACCATCTACTAAAGCTATAAAGTCTCTGCCTATTCTTATCAACACCCAGCTTTGTCCTTTATTTTCGCTGTACTTTCTTAACCACATAGACTGGTTTAACATAAGTCCTGAGCTGATACGTTTCTTTGGCCAATTAGGAAGGTATTTAAGTTCTATAAAACCTGACTTTGCTTCGTTTATATAATGAATGTCTGGCATGCCTTTAGATACTCTGTTTTCAATTCTATACATTTTAATTGGTAAAGAGTTCCTAATAAGAACCCAAAAATTTCTTTCACTCATTTTTTATCCTCCATTAAAAATAAAGACATCGGGTCTTTTGTTATTATATCAGCTAAATTCTTTTTTTCTCTAAGAGCTTTAATTATTTTGCTGTCGATTGTTTTGCGTGCTTCTATGTCGATATAAGTCACGTTATTTTTAGTTCCTATTCTATGACACCTGTCTTCGGATTGCATCCTTATTTCTAAGTCAAAGCTATTAGAATAATAAACAACGTAATCTGCCGCTGTTAGGGTTAGTCCTATGCCTCCGGATTGCGGTTGGCCAATAAAATACTTAATAGTGTCGTCATTTTGAAATCTATACACAGCAGCTTCTCTGTCGTCGTTTGTAACGTCTCCATGGTAACTAACCGCTAAATCACCTAATGCCGCTTCTATGGCCTTTAAATCGGCTCTGAACCTAGCCCAAATTATTACTTTTGAGTTAATGTCCCCAAGTATCTCTTTTAAAGCCTCTAGACGGAGGTTTTTGCTTTCAATAGGTTCTACACCATTTTCCGTCGGAAACCAGCCACAAGTTATCTGCTGAAGCCGTAAAAGCCTTGTAATTGCTTCCGGGGCATCTATTACTGCTCCCTCTAACTCAGCAACAAAAGACTCTTTCATAGTTTTGTAAATTTTACTTTGTTTAGCAGACATTTCTACATAGTGTCTTTGGTAAATTTTATCTGGTAAGTCTAAGCAATCTTTCTTTAAAACTCTAAAGCTGTGCCCTTCTATGTTTCTTGTCAATTCATTTATATTCTGATAAGAGATAATTTGCCTATTCTCGAAACCACCCATTGTGCAATATCTTGCTCTAAAAGAGTAAAAACTGTCATAACCTAATATTTTATGATCAAGGAATTTAAACTGAGAATAAACATCCTCTGGTCCTTTAGTTACAGGAGTGCCAGTCATAATTCTAAGGTATTCTGCTTGCTTCCCGAATTTAGTTATTATTTTAGTTCTTTTTGCTCCGGGTCTTTTTATTCTAGAGCTTTCGTCTACAACTAACATAACTTTATTGCTTAACAGTGCTTTTTGCATAAATTCTATTGCTTTTATGCTTGTAAAAGCCTCGACGTTAAAACTAAATATTTTTAAACAATCGGAAGAACCTACAACTTCATTATATTCCTCTGTCCTTTTCTTATTCATTCCGGCTGTGTAAAATACAGACTTATGTACACACCAATCCGGCATATGAATAGGAATTTCAGAATTGACCCAGTTCCTGTGAACACCATTAGGAGCAATAACAATTAAAGCTGTTATTTCACCTTGGCCATACAAATATGCAGCATTGTCGATTATTACTTTTGTTTTACCTGTTCCTTGTTCCATTAATAAAGCAAAAGATCTTTTGCCCCGGCTCATGTAAAAGGCTTTGCGTTGGTGCTCGAAAGGTTTAGTCTTAAAATTAAAATCATCATTTTCAGGAAGATCTTCTTTTTTCATTCGAAGTATTTCTTCAGCCTCTTTTAAGTTCTTGATGTATTCGTCTAATATGTGCGAAACATCTTCATCCCAAATAGCATCTGGCCAGTATTTATTTATTCTTTCTATGTTAGCTCCGGTTGGGTCAAACATTAAACTTCTACCAATCCACTTTTTATAACCGGGGAGCGAAGTTAATTTATCAAAATTGCCTCCACCCAGAGGCACAGTTGCAATGCAATATTTACCGAAAGGTGCTTTTGTTATTCTCATTACCATTGCTTTTCATCATCCTGTTCATCATAGCCTAAGTTATATTCTTTAATTTCTTTAGAAGTCATGAAGTTTTTAGTTATTTCTATTTGCTGACCCCACCAATTAGCGTAATGATGAGGCTTCCTAGCTCTTCCGTAATATTTATCTAAGCTCCCCCTAGAGTAGGGAGAGCCAGTTTCATAATCGTTAATCATTTTTTCAGTGCTCATTATATTATATCCATGAACACTGCAAGTAGTCTGAAATTTCTTCCTGTGTGGACGACTCTAAATCACCTTCAGTCTTTATAATCTCCGGGAGTCCACCCCAAGTTTCAATCAATAGACACTTACCTATAATTTTATTGACTCTCTGCTCAACATAACCGTCAGCAGTTTCAGTCTCAAAATCGTAGCTCCCAGTTTTAACCCAACCACCTTTAAAAACTTTTTTCCAAAGGATAGAACCTTTTGCCTTACCGACCTTTTTTCCTTTTTTAAATTTAGGAAGTGCGTCTATTGTTTCTTTACCAAACCACTTAACAGCTAAATCAAAACCAAAATCAGAAGCTAATGAAGCTGTCTTGTAATTAAATTTTGCGTAATGTACCATTTTATTTCTCCCATATATAAGAAATGTCTAATGCTATTTCTTCGTAAAGAAGCTCTAAAGCAACTGAACTCCTAACCATCTGTCTTTCGTGGTGTGTAACATAGATTATGTGTTTTTTGCTATCGGTCATTAGTACTCTCCTTTTGTTACTTTTATAAGTGTGCGTTGGTGTAAACATTGGATGTTATAACCACCAGCTAATATTGTTTCTATAATAACTCTGTGACCAGCTACGTTAAAAAAACCTTCAGATCCATCACTGTGGTGTACTAATGTAAACTCTGGAATAGTTGTTATGCCTTTGTTGTTTAAAGCATTTACTATTCTTGCATTACGTTTTGCAATTATGCTTGATATATTTTTTGCAACATATTCCGCAAGCATTGCTTTATTGCTACCATACATTTGATTATACCAACCTTTGCCACCAGCTATCCTAACACTCTCAGCGTAATCACCTTTGTTTGCTCTCAGGGCATCATAACGCTCCATTGCCCAAGCTGTCTGACGCTCTAGCATTTTTCCATCTAATTCAATAAAGGCTTTTTCTATTTGCTCTAACATTTTACTTCCTTTCTCAGTTTATAAGGCATTCTATCTTTTATCACCAGAGAAGTAAATAGACAAAGTTTCCTTTAAAAACAATGACTTATGTAAGCTTACGCCATTTTTCTAAATTTAATTTACGAAAACCCTTATTTATACGACCTTTTAGCAAATACCAATCACCTATTTTACCATCTTCAACAATCGGTTTACCTAATTTAGGATATTTAAACCTGTCTATTCCGGCTAAAATTGGACCTGTGTCATCCTCAAATTTCATATTTAACCAAAGATTATGGGTCTCTGCTCTTCTGCCACCTCTTTTAGCTAGGTTTACTGCCTCATTTAAGTCTCTAAGGTTCTTTTCAACAAGCTTACCAAAAACAACAAACTCACCGGGATTGTCAGCTTCTAAATCATGGATGTCTGTTATTGGTGTTACAATTTTATGCAAACTAGGATCTTTCTTAATATGCCCGAACCTACGCTCGCATTCAAAAATATCGTCATATGGGGTCTGCCCATTGTCTAAAAGGTTATTTTGGCGAGGGGTTAAAGGTTGTTGCATTCCTCTTCTTTTAACAATGTCATCAGCCATTTTTGGACCAATACCTTTTACACCTATTAAACCACCGATCAACTCCCCATCCTGCACAGACCAATTTAATTTAGATTTGTATTTATCATAAGGTTTATAAACTAATCCTTCACGAGCAACCTCGCGTAATAGCTTTACACCTTGATCATCATCCTTAACATTTCGTAAACAAGCAGCAGCAAATTCTAAAGGGAATCTGCTTTTTAAAACGCAACACCAATAACTAACCATCGCATAAGAAACTGCATGGCTTCTGTTAAAAGCCATAGATCCCATTGTGTTTATATTGTCCCATATTTCTCTAGACTTCTTTTCGTCTAGTCCGTTTTCTTCAGCACCTACCTTAAACCTTTGCCAATATCTGTCGAAAAACTCCTCGCCTAAAGACTTGCTCATGGCTCTTCTTAATTCAGAAACCTCCTCCCAAGTTAGCTTTCCTATTTCACGAGCGATTGTCATTACTTGTTCTTGGTAAACAACAATTCCATATGTAACTTCTGTTGCTTCTTTCGTCATTTCGTGAAAATGATAAACAGGCTCTGCACCAACTCTTTTCTTAATAAACTGGGTTGTGCCTCCGGAGGTTAATGGTCCGGGGCGAGCGAGAGCTGTTATAGAGCAAATATCTTCGAAATTTACGATCTTCATTTGACGAGTTAAAGACTGCAAAGCATAACCTTCGAATTGAAATATTCCTGCATATTTCTCGTCATTAAGTATTTTAAATGCTTTTTCATCATCTAATGGGAAATTAACAATCTTTTGTCTTTCCCAATCAACTTGGTCTAAAACATCTTGAATTACAGACAATGTTCTTAATCCTAAAGCATCTATTTTTAACAAGTTTAAATCTTCAGCATCTTTCTTGTCTATTTGTGCTGCACCACTTTGAGCACTGACTGAGCAATATTTACTTACAGGCTCTTCAGTTACAATTATTCCTGCGGCATGAACACCTGAATGCCGGGCATGGTTCTCCATTTTCTCTGCTATTCTCATTTGCGGATATTTTTGCAAAACTTCTTTGCCTATATCTAAGTCATTAAAAGTATCCATTATGCACATTGCTGCACGAGCATCTCCTCCGCTCCGTTCAATTATTGCACCTTTTAAATCATTAACCTCCCAAGAAGGAATTCCTAGTTCTTTAGCAACTTCGGTTATTGTGCTTTTTGCTTTATATCTACTGACTGTTCCTAAATGAGCAACTTTTTCAGAACCATACTTGTCTCTTAAATACTGGAAAACCATTTCCCTGCGGTCATCCTGAAAGTCGATATCTATATCGGGTAAGTCTGCACGAGTAACATCAATAAATCTTTCGAATAGCAAGTCAAATTTTATAGGATCAACATCTGTTATTCCTGTTAAATAACAAACTAAAGAACCAGCACTCGATCCCCTAGCAGGACCAACTAACATATGTTGCTTGGCATAATTAATCATGTCAGCAATAACGTAAAAATAGTCATGAAATTGTTTTAGCTCTATCATGTCTAGTTCTCGTTTTAACCTAGCACTGTAAACCGGGTCTTTTAGGTCTATTTTTCTTTCAGGAGCACCATCTATACACATTTGCTCGAGCGTTTTCTCTGGGGAAAAAGAAATCATTTGTGCTGTGGGTAAATTAACCTCGCACATATCAGAAATTTTATAAGTATTTTCTATTGCTTCTTTTGGTATCCATGGAATGCAATCTAGAATTTCCCAATCAGTGAGCAAATGCATAGGCTTAGTTCTTTCCATGCGGTTCATACCAACTAAAACCTCATAAGCTTTTCTTTCATTAACTTTTGGATAATAGTTGTCGGAGGTTGCTACTGGTTTAAACCCTTTTTGCTTACAGAATTCTAAAGCCTTGGGTGAACTCATCGGGTTAATTTCTATGTATAAATTTTCTTTTTTAGACAAAGGAAGCAATCCCCATTCAGGGTGCGTCCCACTGATCATTATAACATTGTTGCTAACATCAAAAAGATCTTCATAACTCATTCTAGGAAAATAATAGAAATTATCTTTACTTGTGCTTTTTGTAACAAGGTTGTAAATCTCTGAAAGACCATCATTGTTCTTAGCTATAAATGCCATGTAATTTGCTGGTTGTCTGGAGCGTTCTTTTGCATCTTCAACTATAGCAATCTCAGCTCCGAATAACGGCTTTTTCCCTGCCTTTTTGCATGCTTTAGAAAATGCAACATGACCCCAAGTTCCTGAGTCAGCTATCCCTAAAGACTTCTCGGGGCAACTTTCTATTACATCATTAATTCTGCCATAAGCTTTCCGGAAAGAATACTCTGTTCTTGTTCTTAGATGTATCATCCAATGGACTTTATTATAATCTCAACAATAATATTACCTATTATAAATCCTGCTATTGCTATTGTCATTGGATGTGTCCTCTTTCTTTATACCATTTAATTATTTCTATTGTTGCCTCAACATCGTTCAAAGATCTATGAGCACCTTCTATTTTCTTTCCCATCACTTCTTCGTAAATGTCGCCTAGCTTTCTCATTTTTCCCCATATGCCTTGGCCTATTTCTATAGTGCAAATGTGGTGCATTGGCCATGGGAACTTAGTAACTTTGTCAAGCCTTTCTAATTCAAATCTTAATATCTTTCTATCAAAAGGTAAATTATGTGCGGCCATAGAAGTCTCGCCTAAAAAGAATTTACAAATATCTTCGTAATGTGCAATAAAAGGTTTTTTGTCTTTTAAATCTTCATCTGTTATTCCTGTTATTTTTGTTATTTTAGGATCTAACTGGTGTCCGGGATTACACATAAATTCTAATCTATCGTATTCCTCGAAGTTGCCATCAGTAATTCTTATCGCACCGAACTCTATTATTTTAGGTTGTAGGTCTAAGTCTGAACCTTCAGCTTTAGGTAGCCCGGTTGTTTCCAGATCAAATACTATCATTGTCAAGTGACTCCAAAATAAATGAATAAACGCCTAAGTCATGGACAGAATCAATATGAGGCTTCGGCCAACCTTGGCAATACCGGGTTAGCTTTGCAACTTGCATATTAATTATTCCAAAACGATTATAGTCTTTAACGGTTTTTAATTCTAATCCATTGGGAAATAAAGCAGCCATAACTTTGCCATGGTTTAAATAATTGTCTCCATATTCTTTATTTCTTTCCTTGAAAGTAATTAGAGCTTCTTCCATGCATTCAATTGGACTTTTAATCATTTTTATTTCTTTCTCTTTCAAGTTCCATTTCTAGATCGAAGTCGTTTGCTTTGTTAAATAACTCCAAAAGATCTCCCCTTTGGAATGTAGTTATATCAAAAAGCCTCCCAACCTTATTGCCATCCAGCTCTAAGTCATTGCCATTAATTTTTAATCTATCCGGCATTATGTAAAAAAGTCCATAAGGCTTTCGAAAACTGTCTTAGGTTTTTTCTCCTCGACAACTTTAACAGGTGTCTTTTTAACTTTAGCAGGTTTCTTTTTGACCTGTTTAACTTTAACTTTTACAATTTTAGCAACCTTAACCTTATCATTCAAATCAGGTTTTTTACTCTCCTGAAACTTTCTTACTTTAGCAAGCTCTTTTTTGATTATTACATTAGGCTTTACTGAGGGAGATCTTTTGTAAAGAATATAATCGACCTGAGTTTTCTTAAGATCAAAATATTCGGCTATTTCTCTGGTGGTTAGACTTTTGTCTTTATCCATTTCAAAAATCTCGTCTACAAGTAATTGGCTAAATTTTAACATGATACTTTTCCTTTCAGTGGTTTAATGATCCCTAAAGATGGGCTTTTTAAATTTACTACTTCACGGCAAAGACTAGTTAATTGCTCGCAAACATCAACTACAATTAATCTTTGTTGTGAACCGATTACATTTAATTTTAAATTCTCCTCGCTAATTGCAGACCTATAGTCGTAAATGTAATTCATAACTTGAGAACCTTGAGGCACTAACTTTTTATTTCCGAGCAGTATAACCTCTTCCCAGATTTTATAAACTACCGAAGACAAATCAGCTAAAGCAACAACAATCCCTTCGCGACCTTCTTTTGCAAACGCCCATCTGTTCCTTACATTACTAGGATTTGACAAGCAAAGCTCATTAACAATTTGCTCTATGCCTTGCTCTGCTATTTTATGGAATATTTTAGCTGAAGACTTGCTATAATATTTAGTTGGTCTGGGTATGTCCCCGGTCACAACTTCATCAATATCATGAACAACTGCTCCTTCTAATGCTAAACCTGTGTTAAAAACTTTCTCTTCTTTGATAAAGTTTAGCTCTTCGCAAAGAAGATAAGTAAAAAGACAAACAAAGCCAGTGTGTTCTAAAACAGACTCTTCTCTTAATAAGTGCAGCTGAGAGTATCTTTTTGTTGCAGCCATACTTTGAGAGATGTTAAAGAGCTTTATAATATCCATTAAATAACATCCGGGTTAAAGTTTTGGAATTCTTTTAGGATCAAAGCTCTCCGACCCACATGATCTTTCCAATCTATTCCACTAAGACCAGACCTACCACTTTCAGGCATGTCCCAACTTCTAGATACTAAGGCAGAAAACTTTCTTAAATCTTTAGTGCCAACAACATGTGCATCAACACTTTCTTTTAACATGATATTTAAACCAAAATTCTCATTGGTATAAGTTACAGAATATCGTTGATGCTCTTCAGCACTTAGACTGCTTTTATATTTAAAATGGTCTGTTAAAGCTTTAAAATATCCCATCTCATAAACTGTGCCTGTGTCCCGACCATCAACAATAGCAAATAAAACATTAGCATCTATCATTGCTGAAACATTACTGTCGTAAATTCTTTTAGACTCTTTTGTCCTGTCTTCCGGAGACAGGTGTGATATAACACCACCACTCTTGCGTGGTGAAAAATAATCGAAACCATATTTATCGAATTCATTTTCAATTGCTGATATGGTGTCTATTTGTTGCTGATTAAAAAATGGTCCAGCTAAGTAAATCTTCATTGTCATTATTTTGTCTCCGCTTTTTCTATATGTTTTTGCCAGAAGGCAGGTCTATAACTTGCCTCTATTCTAACCATCGGCATGTACTTTTCGTCGATAGGTGTAGAGGTTAAGTTACTGTGAATGGGGCAAGGTGCTCCGGGGTCATCGTCTGTGTGCCTTAGTTCGGCATCACGTGTATAAGGGCAAAAGCCTTTATTACATGGCAAGTCTTGCTCTCCGATAGTTATGTATTCTTGAGCAACAACTATTATGTCTTTCCAAATACCATACTGAGCAATCCAACACTGCCTTTTATTAACGACAGTTTTCCAAAAATCGATCTCAGCTGAAATAGATATTTTGATCTTATCACCAAGAGTTCTTGTCCAACAATCTTTTGCTTTTATTATTTCCATAAGATTGTCTTTTATAGTGTAGTTTCGATGGCGAACAACTTGAGCTCTTAAGCCAATAGTCATCTCCTGAAACACAGTTACGATTGGTCCACTTTTACCACTGACCATTTCGTTTTTTTGCAACATAGGGATCGGGTCAACATAGCTATAGTTGTCAGCATACTTGTGTAACTGAAATTTATTATCAAGCTCTGTTTTACCAATAATGTAATATTCATCTATTTTAGCAAGCTCTTTGTAAAGCTTGTAAATTTTGATTAAACCTCTCCAAGACAACCTAGTAGTAAACGATGTCTTTGCACAAATAGGCATGTGTAGCCGATACTCATCTTGAATTATACCTGCTTTCATATCAGCATTAATTCTATTCTTCAGCAAAACAATGTCGTCCATCGTTTCAGAATATTTAAAGTAATCCGGAACATCAAATTCAGAAGGTGCATCAACCCGGGAAGTTCTTGCCCACATTACATGATCTCTGAATGAAGCAAATATCTCTCGCTCTAATATAGTGCACTCGACACTCATAACAACAGAAGGTATCTCGTTCACTGGTGCATCTATAGACAAAATTGTGTCTAATGGTGTAGTGTCGTCGGGAGTTCGTGACAACTCCCAAGCAACTCTAGACAAGTTCTTTCCATCAGAGGAAAGTCTGTCGTCTGATATTATCTCAAGTTTCATAAATTTCTGCCCAACCTTTCTTAACATCCCAATTAATGTCCTGTGCCCGACCACCTTCTTTTATGTAAAGGTCATATGGCATATCAGCACCATGCCTCAGCAATATCTCAAATGAGGCATATCCACAGACAGGCTTAGTATTGGCTCTGCGTGGATTAGCTTTTGTGTTAATCTTAATCCACTTCCACCTCGTTCCATTTTTAACAGACTTAGGCTTGGCTAATTTTTTGCCCGGCTTTAAAGTTGGCAAGTGCATTTTAGAAGAAGAAATTGGTGTTCTCCAGCTCAAGCGACCGTCATCATTGTATTGTTCTTTTTGTTCGCAAACATCAAACAACACCCAAAGTCTCTCTGCAGCAACTTTTCTACTTGTTGGGTAAAATTCTTTTGCATCGAATTTATAGTCAGCTGGCTTTAGTGCATAAAAAAGTGCAGCGAACTCATCAATCGTCCAGCCACGAAGTTTGCTTATTTCTTCAGGTGACTCAACAATAGCAAAACCATTGCCAGTGTTTGCAGCCTCCTTACGAGAGCTAAACTTAACAACTTTATATTCTGACTTGTGCCCTGTTACCGGGTTCGAAGATCTATTATACATTGCATAAGCAACCATGATTTGTTTCCTTTCTCATATGTACCTCTATTGTATCTGATATCATCAAAAGAGTAAAGTGAAAAGATTCCTTTTTAAAACAATGACTTATCATATGCTAAAATACCTCAAACCTTTGGGACTAACCAGAAAAAGGTTTTGTTTGGCTCTTGTTAAAGCCACATACCACACCCTGTTCTCCTCGTCAGTGCCTAAATTGTCCCAACTTAATTTGCCCATGTCTGTCAATAGAACAACATTATCAGCTTCGCCACCTTTGCTTTGATGTATTGTTGAAATTGTTATTTTTGGTTTGTCAGAAAACTGTTGCCCATTTCGCAAGCATGATCTTAAATACTCTCGCTCGTCAGGGGGCAAATTTCTAAGAACTTCCATCCAGTCTTTCTTTCTAAAATCTTCCGGCATTCCTAAGTCGGTCACACCATAAGAGTCTCCCGGCTTCAATCTAACATTAAAATTAAAAAACTTAATTAAATTTTTAGCTTCATGCATCGAAATATTTATACCTTTGCGAACTCTCTCCCATGATGTTATCGCTTTTGTTTCAGAAGAGTCTAGAGAGCTTTTACCATTAAGAGTATATGCATGACCTTGTTGCCTTACGATTTTCTTAATTCTATTTAAAAGGTATTTACTTCGGCTCATGCAAAGCCAAGTTCCTTTATGTTCATTAAAATTTATATTCTCGTCATAACCTATATAAAAAACAGCACCTTTTTCTTTCCGGGGTGACCATTTTTTAGGATACCTATTTTTAATTCTACTAACTACATCGTTAGCTAAAATATGAACAGACTTAGGTATTCTAAAAGACTGCGGTAAAATTATCTTTTCACCTTTAAGACTTAGGAATTTTTTTACATCTGCCCCTGCCCACTCAAAAATTGCTTGATCGTCGTCCCCAGCAATGTAAACCTCTTTTGCTTGAGATGATGCTATTATTGCCATCCGATACTGTAAAGAACTAAGGTCTTGTGCTTCGTCAATTATGCAGATGTCTATGGGTAAGGGAACTTCATATCTACTAAGCATGTCTGTAAAATCCAAAAGACCGTTTTCTTTTTTATAAGTAGAAAGAGAAGAGCCATATTGCTTAACTGCATGGAGAGTTAAGTCATTTTGATTTGTAAGGTGGTATTGATCTTCAACAGAGCGAACACCAATTCTCGCCAAAGACTCAACTCTAGAGCATTTATCACCTAAACCATCACCAGTGTGAACCCCAATGTCT